ACGGACTACGGACTACGGATAAAGGATTAATAAATGAGTTTTTTGCACCTATATAGACTTTTTGGCCAAAAAGAAAAAATAATTTATTTTTTTTATTTTAGACGTAATAGACGTAATGGTGTAATAACGTAATGTAATCAACGAGTTATGTGAACACAGTACATTACAGATTGTTTATAGGAGTAATTTATATAAAATGCGCGCGCAACTTTATTTTTGAAAAAAAAAAAACTTACTCTTGGGTAAAAAGTCTCTACTGAAACGCTAAAAATACACAAAAACGAAGATTGGTTAGGCTGGAAGTTCTAAAAGGAGAGAAAAATGACATTGAAAGACGTTTACAACAAGGCTCCGGTGACTCAAAAGAAGCTGAATCAGCGCCTGGCCAAGCCGGTCAAGCCCTTGAATCAGCAAAAAAAGCCCCTGACACCCCTGGAATGGAAGTTTGTTCAGGAGTTGGTATCGGGCGCGGGATCGATCAGCCCCACTGAAGCGGCCAAACGGGCCGGATATGCTGAAAAGTCTGCCGCAGTCAAGGGGTATACCCTGACAAACCCTGAATACCACCCCAATGTGGTGGCCGCGATCCAGGAATACCGGGCGGAACTGGCCCTGAAGTACGGGACGACCTATGAGAGGCATATGAAGGACATGCAGACCATCAGAGATGCCGCCTTGACCGCAGGGGCCTATGGAGCCGCCGTACAGGCCGAATATCGCCGTGGACAGGCCCTGGGTACCATCTACATCGATCGCAAGGAGATAAGGCACGGAACGATCGATTCCATGAGCAAGGAAGAGGTCATGCGTAAGCTGGAGGAAATCAAGAAGCTGTATGGCGGCCCGCCCCCGACTGCAATCCTGGAAGTCCAGGCCACCGAAGTGGCGGCCAGCGTGGAGCATGATCCTGACTTTGACCCGAATGTTGTTTTGAAGGAAACCAAAAATGCCAGCCAAGCCCGAGAGCGCGCTATACAAGCGGATAAAAGAAAACCTGCTGAACTGCCGGATAACCCGGCTTGAGTCCCGGGTAGGCCTGGGGATTCCTGACTGCCTGATTGCATTTCCTGGAAAGTGGGTGATGCTGGAGTTGAAGGTGGTCAAGCGCGGGAAGAAAGTCAATTTGAGTCCGCATCAGATTGCCTTTCACCTGGTGCATTCGGAAATGAGGGTTCCTACCTTTATCTTGGTTCAGTACTTCCCGCCAGGCGTTACCCAGGGAGCCAAATCGGAACTGTTGCTTTTCCGTGGAGACCAGGCAGAGGAGCTACATCACCTGGGCGTGGACGCGGAGCCACACGACAGTTGGTTATTGACCGGGCCAGTTTGGCACATGCTCAGGCTTAAATTATTTGAGGGGTAGGGAAAATACTTAGAGACGTATCGAAAAAACGTGTATGATGCGATCAGCCAGGCGAATTGTTCCCTGGCTGAACAACCTAGAAAGAGAGAAAGATATGGGAATTTCCATCAAGAAGCTGGATAAGTACGAAGAGATTCGTCGCCAGCGGTTGGCCACAAACAAGGCCGCCTTTGACCAAATGACAGAAGAACAGCAGAAAGTTGTGCGGGATGCCCAAGTGGCCTTACGCAATTTTATTTCTGAATTTTCTGATTCATTCGACGTGACCACCACCACTGCACGTGATTTGCAAGATTGTTTTTGGCGCATGAACAATGCATTTTGCACAGAGGAGGAATCCAAATGAAAGTTAATCTCCAATTGCGCGCCCAGTATGGGTTGGGAACTCTACGGGCATACCGGGAACTTATTGGCCGTGATGGGCCAGTTGATGAGGATGCTGTGACTGACATGCTCACCGATGTTTGGCATATGTGCCATTCCCTGGACATAGACTTTCACAAATGCCACACCGCCGCGTTACTTCATTTTTGTGCAGAGAAGGAAGGTGCCCAATGAAGCCTTATCAAGTAATGGTTTGTATGTCTTACTACGTGTGGGTGGAAGTGGAGGCAAGCGACACTGACTCTGCCCAAGACCAAGCAATACGTAAGGCCTGGCGGGCACAAGCCAATGGCAGTGGATATTGGGGCGAAGAACCAAGTGTGTTGGAACTAATCGAAGGGCATTCAGAATGAAAGAACAAATTGAAAAACTGCTTGAAGAGTGGCATCCTGCTGAAATAGGCCGCCTGGTTGGGATACCTAGCAACGAGGCCAAAAAAATTGTCCGGGAGATTTATCTTGAGTGGGGCCATAACGAACCGGAAGACTGGGAGGTTCAGCTCATTGGGGACGACCAATACGTCCTGTTTTTGAAACAGGGGGACGAGTGGATTGACGAGAATGGTGACTATCGATGTTTTGATTCTGAAGAAGAGGCCCTTAGCCACCTACGTGAATCGCTCCAGTTGTGGCATGACGAGGTGGCCCGGAACACATTTTCTTGAAAGCCAAAAACAAATGCGTCAATCAAAACTACCTGATCGCTACAAAAAAGTCGATCAGCCGCCCAGGCCACCACCTGGGCCGTTCAGACTAAGAGATGTTTTTAAGTTGGCCATGATGGCTTTTTTCAACAACGTGATAAATAGAAAGTGAGAAAGAAATGAAAACCTATATTGTTTTAATTGTTGCTGGGGACATCGATTGCATCGATGATGCGCTTGGCGACTCTGTAGATGCCGACGTGATTGAAGAGTACGCGACCTTGTGTATCAACGACGAGGCCCGAACGTTCGAGGACGGCCAGGTCTCAAACCCTGAATACCTGAACATACTGGCGCAGAGTGTCGCGGCCGCTTGCAGGGGAAAAATTTAGGGTTGACAGATTTTTTCGATACGTGTTATATTTCACCCAGGTCATGCGATTCGCGCGTGGCCGCAACCTAGAAAGAGAGAAAGATCATGGATACATTGAACCCTATTTTGAACGCCTTGGTACAAGACCTGGTGCGCCAATTAACGCCTGTTGTTGTGCAAGCAGTTGCTAAGGACATGGAAGATTACAGACTTCAAACAGATCAGAAAATTTCTGATGCGTTGGACGTTACCCGCAACTGGGTGCGTGATGTTGTGGGCGAAGTACTGGATCAGGACTTGCCCGGCCGCGTTGCAGATGTTGTTGAAACAATGAATGATAGGCACATCATCGACGTTGACGCGATGGCCGCCCGGGTGATCGATAACCTGGACATGAGCGACCTGGCCGAAAAAGTGTTTGAAGAAGTAGACCTCACCGACCTGGCCGAAAAAGTAGTTGACGAGATCGACCTGGAAGACAAAATCAAAGAGTTTTTCAACGACAACTCGTTTTCTGTTTCTTTGTCTTAAGGGACCGACATGGGATTACTTAACGAAACACAAAGTGCGTTGTGCGACATGTACGACGTGCGCCGTGCAGTACCTGACAAAATAAAAAATCAACCTAAGGATAACGAGGGAACAGAAATCACAGTTGGCCAATGCATCGATGACGTGATTTTATTTTTGGAAGAACTCGAAACAATCTACCAGGAGAAAACACTATGAACAAAACGAACGTTGAAAAAATTCAAGAACTGATGACACGGAGCCCGGCCGGTCCGCTCATGCAAGCATTCATTCTCGAGGCCGTGCGCCGTTATTCGGAGGACATAATTAACGAGGGCATTCCCGAAGATAACCCCCGCGCGCTGATATCGCCCAGGGCCTGGTATGTGTGCGCCGAAGTGGCGCATCTTGAACTAACCTAATCGGAGAAAAAAAATGCAAGAACTGAAACCTTATGCGCTGATGACTTTAAACGAGCGCGCCACCTGGAACCACCGCGCCGCGCAACTGATGGAAAAAATCGGCGGCGGGTTTGCGGCCGCCCTGGCCCTGGCTTATTTTCGCGCTGATGGAACAAATCAGGCGCGCATTTTGGGCGCGTTCGGTGACTTGTTTGATTTGTATAGAAACCGGGCTTTTGAACAGCTCGAAAACGAAGAGCGGGCCCGCCAGGCCCTAGCCGCCCAGGAATAAAAAAAATAATTCTCTATTCACCCGGCCGCGCGCCGGGTTTTTTTTTGCGTGGCCTGTTGCATTGTTTTTTGTTTGTGTGTAATATCACAAACACCCGGGCCATGGTGGCCCTGGAATTAGAAAGTTAGAAAGTGAGAAATCATGCTGAAGACAATCCGCCAAAGTAGCAACAAAAAAACCGGGCCGATCGCGACAACGTACCGGGCCGGACAACATCACACGTTCGGCACGTGCCCGAAAACGTGCGCCCTAAACCCGAACGGCCAACATGCGGCCGCCCTGGTAGACACCGATTATTTGGCCGCCGTATATAACGCGGTACCGCGCAACGGCCAGGCCTGGACGTATTCGCATTTTGGTTTTGAAAATCTACCAAAACCCGCGCCAGGTAAAACAACGATTAATTACAGCGCGGACACAATGCCCCAGGCCGTGGCCGCCGTTCGCGCCGGGCACCCGGCCACAGTAGCCGCCCCGGCCGGGACTGTGTGGCCGTACACGTTCGACGGCGTGCAATTTGTCCAATGCCCCGAACAACTGAGCTCCGAAAATTCCGGGTTTACATGTGCAACATGTGGCAACGGCCGCCCATTGTGTGCACGTGGTGATCGTGATTATGTGATCGTGTTTGTCGCGCATGGAACCCAGGCGCGAAAAGTGGCCGCCGGTGCCGATGATCCCGGCGGGTGTTATGCGGGCCAGGGGCACGCCGCGATCGCCTGGCATGCCACCAGGAAAACCGGCGCGCCTGATGACGCGGCCGCCGTGGCCGCGTTCGCCCGATCCCTCCCCCCTGGTTCGTTACTGCGCCACCACATAGCCGGGGACGTTGGCCGTGCTAATTAATCCCGCCCTGGCCCTGGCCGCCGTGGTGGCCCGGGCGTATATTAGGATATTCCCTAATAAGCAAAAAAATAATTTCATTATTTTAAAGTTACCGCGTAGAATTCGAATCGTTGGGCCCCGAGCCCGGCACCGCCGCCGGTAGGTCACCGGTTTAGAAACTTAGAATTGGAATTTAATCATGAGCACACTTTCACAAGCTTCGAAACAATGGGCCACACGTCCCGCCGAAGAGCGTTTCACTTCATTACCTGGCATGTTGGCCATGCTTGAAACTCAGCGCGCGATCACCCGCGCCGCCGTGGTTTCATCGCGTAAGCTTCGCGCCGTCCCGTTGGACGATAACCAGGGCTTGATCATCGAGGGCCCGAACGGCCACGGGTATTCACCGACGCATTGGTCCTTTGGCCAGGCCGCGCAGTTGACCGGCGCGCCCGCCGGTTATCTTCGCGCCTTACCCGCTCCCCTGGCCGCTGATTGTCTTAATTATGGTTTTCAGGTTGACCGGTCCGCCCAGGATATCGGCGTTTTACTTTCAAACAATGGAACCCCTGAACTGCGCGCGATGACCGGGCCGCGTTATGGCCGCATATGGAACGATGACGTTGTCCGCGAACTGATGGATCGCTTCGGTGACGGCGTAACCGGGGACTTTAAAGTCCCCGGCACCTGGGGCCGCCCGCTCGACCAGGTAGATATTAAAAATACAACGTTGTATGCCGGTGACCGGGATATGTTTGTATTCCTGGCCGATGAAACTAACCGGATCGAGCTCCCAGGCCGCCGGGACGGGAAAACCGGGGAATTGGCGCGCGGGTTTTTTATCAGTAACTCAGAGACCGGCGCGGGCACGTTACGCGTGAAAACGTTTTTGTTTGACTACGTATGCGCGAACCGGATTGTTTGGGGAGCTCATGAGCTCGAAGATATCGCGATCCGCCATACCGCGAGCGCGCCCGATCGTTTCATCGATGAAGTGGCCCCGGCCCTCCTGGCCTACAGTAACGCGGCCGCCGGGAATATCAATCAAGTGTTGCGTGGTGCCCAGGCATCGAAGATTGACAAAGTCGATAAATTCCTGGCCACCAGGTTTGGGCCCCGTGTCGCGCAACGCATCGAGCACGCGCACGTCATCGATGAGGGCCGCCCGATCGAAACAATATGGGACGCCGTGACCGGTGCCACCGCGTACGCCCGTTCGATCCCCTGGACGTCCGAACGCGTCGAGCTCGAAACCCTGGCCGGTGATATGTTGGAGCTCGTGCACGTGTAAAACCCTGGCCACCTGGCCCCGTAAACCCGGCCACCTGGCCGGGTTTTTTTATTCCCTCTCGTTATATCGTTTTGGGCCGCTCCGGTTTTTAGTCCCGTATCAAATGCGACCAGGCCGCGCCCCTGGTGGCCGCCGCCCTTATCCGGCCCGCATGCGTTTTTAGGGCCCGGCCCCAGGTCCTAAACCTGGCGCGTGGTCCGCGCCCCGTTTTGCATCGAAACCCGCCCGCCGTATTGAAAACCGGCAGCGTTTTTTCGGCAGCATGCGCAGCGTTTTTCCCGCTGCGGTGGCGCAGCTGGTGAACGTAAAAACCCCAGGCCTGGCGCGCAGTTACGCGGGCCCCGTTGCACGGGCCGCGCCTGGTGGCCCGTTGACCTGGTGACCTGGGCCGCGCCTGGCGGGCCGGTGGCCGTGGTGCCTGGCGCGCAGTTATTCGATCCCAGGTTAATGAGTACATGCGCAGTTATTCGCGGGCCTGGTGACCTGGGCCGTGGTGCCCGGCCGGTGACCTGGTGGCCGCTCCCGGCCTGGCCGGTGACCTGGTGCCGGTGCCTGGTTTGTCATTACATGCGCGCCTGGTGTTTGTGATCCGCGCCCCGGTGCCGGTGGCCATGCGCCCAGGTTAACGATCCGCGACCTGGTGGCCGCGATCCCTGGGCCGTGGCCCGCGACCTGGTGGCCGGGTAGAGTCCCGGCGGGCGTTTTAGCGACAGTAAGCACTCACTAACCCCGGGCCCCGGTTTTTGGCCCCCAGGCGGACCTACCGGAGGCTTTAGCCCGATTTCACACAGTTTGTGGGGCTCTAAACACAATTGGACCCCCGGCCCCCAAAATAGGCCCCCTTTGCTTTATTTCCGTTTCTGT